GTAATTTCTCCCCGTGGGGAATTAAAGCTTTTTTGGCTCAGATAGTGATTGCAACACGACAAGCGGCAATGCCTTAGCCGCTTCTGAGCCATTTAATATTAAGGCGTACGAAAGGCAGGTACAATAATGAAACAACCAAAGCACTATGAAGCAATGGTATATTACCAAGAAGGGCATACTGTTGCAGAAACCGCAGAACGATTCGGGCTGAGAAAATCACAGGTTAACAGCTTTGCGAAACACTACGGGATTTCCAATGGTCGGAACTGGAACGCAGTAAAGCAAGAGGCGAACCAGAAACGGCGCAAAGAAGCAGAGCAACGATACGAACAGATTCTTGATAAGATGGGGTTCGTTTATCTTGGGGGATACGAAAATAAAAAAAGCTCGCTGACGATGAGATGCAGGCGATGCGGTTGCACGTTCAAGCGTAGCATAGACTACATAAACGACGAGCGTTTTGATTGCCCAGAGTGCAGGGAAGCTAAAGACGGGGTGGCTTTAGAAGAACGGCGTAAGGGACGTGAGTGGGTAAAAGCCCGAAGAGCAGAAGAACAAAACCGAATAAGAGAACGGAAAAAGCAAAGAGCCGAAGCGAAAACCGCCGAGGCTCTTTTTGATATACCCCTTGATACGAAAAAGGGGACTAAAGGCACTCATCGGCGGCGAGCCAGAAAATTCGGTGTTCCGTATGAACACGGCATAACATTGGCAAAGCTTATTAAACGGGACGGACTGCGGTGCGCTATTTGTGGAAGGTTGTGTAATCTCAATGATCACGGATGGTCGGAATACATAGGTGCGACATATCCAAGCATTGACCACATAATTCCAATGAGCAAGGGCGGCGGTCATACTTGGGATAACGTGCAGGTAGCGCACATGATTTGCAACTCATTAAAGAGCGATAAGTTAGGGGCTATAGGATGAGTAAACAAGGCGATACTTTAAACCTAATAGAGAAGACTATGCGCTCGTGGATAGAGCGGCAGTTACCAATCTACGAGGCAATGGACGCAGGGCAGGTAATGACCACTACACAAGGCGAACAGGTCTGGAAAGCGAACCCTGCAATACAAGAGATCAGAGCGAACTTCCGAGATTACTGCTACGTCGTGAAGACCATCGCAGGACTTGAAGGTGAGAGCGAAGAACCCCACAGCACACTCGACGAGATGAAAAAGAAATTCAAAATAGTGAGGTAAAAAAATGGCATTTGAATTGATAAAGGTATCCGAACTCCCAGAGTTAACGACACCCTCAGACCCGAACGTCGTGCCGATACAAGACGGCGATTATTTAAAGCGAATAAGTTTTGAGAACCTAAAAGAGGCGGTTACGGATGACGTTGCTGGCGATCTGGCAGCAGAAGTCACGGCAAGGGAGTCTGCGGTTTCTGGGGAAGCAACAGCAAGAGGCAATGCTGACACGGCGATCTTGGCTGACTTAGCATCTGCTTATAGTGCGTCTGCCACTTATGCGGTGGGAGATTACTGCATTAAGGACGGACAGCTCTATAGATGTACGACAGCCATTACAACGGCAGAAGCATGGACGGCGGCTCATTGGACAGCGGTCGCATTAGGTGACGATGTTAGTAACTTAAAGAATGCTTTAGATTCCGTAGAGGATGCATTAAACAAATATGATGACCTTGCGAGGATCATCAAAATCACATCTACCACTACCACGCTAGGCGATATTGCCAACACGCTTAACCAAGTCAATACGGTAGGTGACCATGTGTTCTTCGATATGTCTGCATTGGGGGTCATGATGTACCTCTGCACGATATTCATTGACACGGCTAATAACGTATATAAGGTATTTGACCTTGTATCTGGCAGATATGCCGAGGGAACATACGATGCAACGATGCTCCTGACGATGGCAACTGCACAGGCTAATGGTCTTGCTGTGCAGTCACAGATAGATTATCTCCAGAACGAGATTGACGAGCTAGGTGGTAAGTCTGTTCTGGCGAACCCAGATGCGCTTGCAGAATTGATAGCATCTGGAGCATCGACAGGCACAATAAGCGCAGGAGACAAGGTATCTTTCAACTGGATAGCATCGGTGCTTGGCACTACAACTAGTGGGTTAACGGTAACTTGTTCAGACATCGGACAATTTGCCGATGAAATGGGCGAGGCAGAGGCTAAGACATATCTATTTGTTTATGACGGAACAAATTGGACGTATGACGGTACGGCTGTTACGTTGTCCGATTACGGACTATCTGTAACTGGGACACCTGCAACAGGCGAGGTAATGACGATAGTCACGACAGTTACATCAACATCATTTGATTTTGTCGATTATGACGGGACGGGCATCACACCGAGTGATACAAGCGTAGAACATTACTGGGCTCTTGAACAGACATATGCACCTAACACTAAAGTGTTTGACACATATGAGTCTTTATTCTGCATACAGCCGAATAAGACGATAGCGGCGGGATCGTATTATATCCCGATGTATTCTTATCGTTCTGGTAAGACATTCAACGTGTGCTTTACCCTTGATGCCGCTTATGGTGGAAGTGATAAGGTACAGTTCCGTAGCGGTGGTTATACTAATGCGGCGGTAGATGATGCGACAGGTGCTTCAATTAGTGGTGTATGTTATCCGAAAAATATGACACCAATCGCATTCGGATCGGTGACAACGCTCGGTGCGGTTATCCCAATTACAATAATGTCTACGGCAGACGCAACAGCGAATGGATATGTAAACCTGTCCACAGCGTACGCAGAGGGAACGGATTATACCGTGGGTAACTTCGATACCTGCGCATTAGGCAATAACACATGGATATGGTCTAACCTCTGCCAACATCTTAACGATGATACGAAAGATGATAACTACATCCCGACTCATGATAATGATATAGCTTCAGCGTACAACCGTGGCGCTGGGTGGCTTTACGGACTTGATCCTCGTGTAAAGAAACACATACAACTTGCGAAATACAAGATGACGGCGGGTTATGGGGCTATTGGCGTTTACGATAGAAGTGCAACATATGATGTCATAAGCAAGGTGTTCCTGCTGTCGATGAAAGAGATGTCTTTCGATATAAATACGGCAGAAGGTGAAATCACGGAACTGTATGGAGAGTATACGAATAATACGCTTATTAATACTGCGGTCGCTGAACGTGCGAAGTATAACAAGGCGGGAGGAACGTTGAACAGCTACCGATGGGGGCGCTCGGCTATCTCTAGCAACGCTGTCGTCGCATGGTACGTTACTTCAACTGGCGCCGACAACGGCGGTAATGCGGACTATGCCTTCTACTACGCTCCCGCTTTCATCTTTGGAAAATCGGCAAATCAATAATCTCCGAGCGTAAGCTCGGAAGAAAGGAATGAATGGCACAACGGGTCGATCAAAGAGTACCAACATCGGTCAACCTTGATTGTTATAATAAAGCTCTGAAATTAAGCGATCATGTAATGAGCGTATGTAAACCGAAAGATAAAAACGTCAATACACATCACATCCCAAAGAAGAATTTGGGGTTAGGACGGCAACTTATGGATGTTGTCGTTGAGATGGGAGCAGACATCCTTGAGGCAAATGAGATATATGTCGGTGCGAACATCGGCAAGGAGGCACAACTTGAGGCGAGAAAAGAACGACTAAAACTTCAAGATCATGCAAAACGGTTGACATATCGAGCTGAACATATTTTTAGAATATTACATTTTGACAGACCGTTTGCGGACAGTACATCTGGATACATGATGGATTTGCTCATGGAAACAAGAGCGCTGATTACAAAATGGCGAGAATCAGAATTAAGAGAGATGAAAAAGCTTGAAACAGCTATTTCATAAGGGTGTGCGTTGATGAGGTCGGTTGGTTGGTGAGGTTCTGCTTTTACTTTTGGGGCGCTCGGCTATCTCTAGCAACGCTAACAACGCAAGGAACGTTACTTCAACTGGCGCCAACAACAACAATAATGCGAACAATGCCAACTACTACGCTCCCGATTGCATTATTGATTTTTAACTTGGTCTGATGTTAGTACCTGAAAAGGGAAGACCCGTACCAAAAATTGATTATGAAAGGAACGCACATCCTGCCGAAAGGCGAAACGGAAGCCACGGCAATCACAGCCGTGTGCGGGCTTAATGCCCTATTACAAGGTGAGGCGAGAACACACAGAAAGGTTGGATATAAAAATAGTGTATCACGGTTTCATATGTTGGTTATGAGTAAATGCAATGAATTACGGCATGAACTTGAAGACGGGACATATAAGCCAGAAAAAGGTGAAATACATGAGGTATTCGAACCAAAATACAGGGTTACTGTTTCGGCGAAATACCGTGACCGTGTGCCGCAAGCAAGTTTTATAACAAATTATTTCTACCCGAATGTTGTCCCTCATTTTATTGATGCTAACTACGCTTGTTTAAAAGGACGCGGCGTAGATAAAGCGAGACAAAGGTTTAAGGAAATCCTCCGTGAAGCGGATGACGGTGATTGGTACTTGAAAACAGATATGCAGAACTATTTTGGTTCGATCAATCACGAAAAGCTAAAGCAAGAGATTTACAAATACATGGCAGACCCTTGGGCAAAATGGTTTTTCGGAATAACCATTGATAATACGACCAATCCTGTCGGTGTTGACTTAGGAAGTGAAGTCTATCAGCTTTCTGGCACAAGCTTTCCTAATAGCCTCGATCATCTGGCAAACGATGGACATTACATAAGGTATCAAGATGACATTATCTACATTGGAAGCAAAGAACGATGTAAGGAGATGCTTGAAACCATCCGAGCAGAAGCGACTAGGCTAGGGTTGACGCTTTCAGACAAGAAAACATTCATGCAACCCATTAAACGACCGATAAAGTTTTTAGGATTTAGTTTTCTCAGGAAACAGACAGGGCGGGTAACAATGAAACGGTTACCAGAGAAAATCCGAAGAGAACGGCGTAAATTACGCAGAATGAAAAAGAAGGGTATCCCAATCGAGAGAGTGGAAGAACATTACAGAAGCGCAAGAGAAAGCCTTAAAAGAGGCTCTCGCTCAGACATGATGAAAGTAGACAGATTTTACAACAAACTGTTTAAGGAGAACAAAAATGCTGATAATACGTAAGGGACAAAAAGGTCTTGAAAGAACCGAAAAAAAGGTTGATGCAAATGTTATTGAGACAGAGAAGGTAAAGGCAATTCAAGACTACAATATTATGATGGGAGTACTCGAAGATCCATCGGAGGAGGACGAAGAAGATGAATGAGCATAGTGAAAAATTCGAACTCGTCAAGGAATATTACGAACATGGGTTATGGAAAAAGAAAGCTGTTAAAAACGCCGTGAAGAAAGGCTGGATTACGGCTGATGAATACAAAGAAATAACTGGAGAAGATTACGAATGAAATCAACGGTTCAACTCGACAACAAAGAGATAAAAACGATCATCGCAAAATTTCTCGGCATACCCGAAGAGCAGGTAATCCCTATGCGATACAACTTTTCCGTTGAAGGGATGTCCGTTGAAGAAATTCAAGCGAAGATTAATAAGTAACTTAAAGTAAGCCATTAACGTACTAAAAATGAAGTAGTTGAAGCCTTGCCCGAAATAGCATGACGATGCGAAAAGAGGATAGCCTTGCCTCCTGTTCGGGCAAACCTTCAAGGCAAACACTAAAAGGTGGTGTTAAGATGCTTGGGAAGACCGAGCCGAGAATATATACTCCTCCACTGAGGGCATTGACCGAGGATACAAGCCTCGGTTTTTTGTGCATCAAATATGCAGAGGAGACACTTAAAGAGACTCTGTACCCGTGGCAAAAATGGGCATCAATCCACGCCCTTGAAATCGTGGGCGATCTACTTGGAAACTGGCGGTTCAGATACAGAACCGTCCTTTTTATGATCGCCAGACAGAACGGGAAGACGAAACTGAGTTATATTATCGCCTCGTTCTTTATGAATGTGTTGGAGGTAGAGAACGTCTTCGGCACGTCCCTGTCTTTGGACAAAGCCGAAGAAGTCTGGGAGGCGGTCATAGAAGCGCAGGAGTCAAGCGCAGAGCTTAAAAAGGAAGTCAAACAGGTCGCACGGACGAACGGAAACAAAAGACTGGTGCTGAAGAATGGTTCGACCTACAAGGTGGGCGCACCCACACGAAGGGCAGGGCGTGGCGATTCCAACGACCTTGTCATGTTAGATGAGGTCAGAGAACAGAGAGACTTCGAAGTATTGGCGGCGGCAATGGGCTCAACAGTAGCCAAGCCGAACGCCATTTTAATTTGCTTCTCAAACGCAGGTGATCCAGATTCCGTGGTACTGCGACAGTTACGCTCCACGGCATTGGAATACATCACAGGTGACAAGGCGGCGAACTTCGGTGGTGAAGTTGACGGGGACACGTTAGGGCTGTTTGAGTGGTCGTCACCAGAGGGAGCGGCAACGGATGACCTCGAAGCACTCGCTCAAGCAAACCCTGCGCTTGGATACGGAAAATTGACAGAGAGGGCATTGATGTCATCAAGGCAAACGATGCCAGAAAATAAATTTAGATCAGAGTGTATGTGCCAGCAGGTCGAGACGATGCTACCGCAACCCTTCCCCGATGGGGCATGGGCGGCAGGAGTTGACGAGACCTCATGCATAGCACCATCTTCGGAGATCTATTACGGCATAGACATGAGCCACGACAGGACGTGGGTCAGCATTGCCGCCTGTGGATTAAGAGAAGACGGCAATGTACACATAGAAGTTATAGCCCGACGCTCTGGCATTGGCTGGGTTGAAGACTGGTTCAGAACCAGAGTGGTCAGAGGCAACATGAAGCTGGCGTTTCAAGGTCGAGGCGCACCCGTGACAGGCACAGCAGAACTGCTCTGCACCATCGCAGGGGTTGAGCGGTATGCGATAGAAGGAACTGCGTTAACAAGTGCATGGGGGCGGTTCTGGGACGGAGTTGCCGCCTGTGGCGACCCGTCAAGAGGTGGGGTTAAGATATATCACCTGCCACAGCCCGTGTTAGACCAGCCAGCTAAAACGATGCAGTTAAAAAACCTTGGTGGAGGTGTAGAACTTCCCGACAGGATTAAGTCGCCCGATGAGATCAGCGCATTATATGCCTGTTTTATGGCTTTTGCGGCGGCGACCAAGATAGATGATACAAAGCAACCAAAGATATATGAATCAGCTTATGCCACGGGTTCGCCCGTGGTATTTGTATGAGGAGGCAAAATGCCGAGAATTTTAGGCAGGTTCAGAGCAATGGCTCGACCGACTTACTACATCAGTTTTTCACCCGATGCACCGACAGCGGTGCTTAACTACAGCGTGAAAAAACTGTATCAGACACAGGATAATTTACGGGCAGTCGTGGACTTCTTAGCGGCAAGCATTGCACAGTTGCCCGTGAAAGTTTATGTGCGCCATGACGACAACACACGGGAGCGTGACAGGACATCAGCGGCGGCGAAACTGCTGTACCGACCGAATAAGGTGCAAACATCATACGAGTTTATCCGTGGTCTGGTGACCGAGTATCTTGTGTTCGGCAACGTATACGCATGGGTCATCCCGTCAGCAGATATGGAATCGGGTTATGAGATGTATATAGTGCCGTCTGATTGGGTCGAAGCGACCGAGGGAGGCAACGTATACGGAGCAGACATAATACGAGTACGGGCGGCAAATGGCACGTCTGTGGACATCCCCAAAGAGGAGTTTGTACAATTCAAGACCTATTCAGCAGGAAACCCGTCTGGATTCCTTTCGCCGATTACGTCCTTGCGTCAGTTCCTTGAAGAGCAGATATCTTCCAGCAACTTCAGAAAGGAGTTGTGGCGGTCATCTGGAAGACTGAACGCACAGATCACACGACCGAAGGACGTAGCACCTTGGACAGATGAGCAAAGGCAGAAATGGGTGACTGCATTCCGTGAGGCATGGGGAGCAGGTGGCTCAAAGGCTGGTGCGATACCTCTGCTTGAAGACGGCATGAAAATCGAGCCATTCCAGACAAGCTTCAAAGAACAGCAATGGGCTGAATCCATTAAGCTCTCCCGTGAAGCTGTAGCGGCGGCTTATAGGGTCAATCCTTCACTTATCTGGCACACGGAGACACAGACCTACGCAAGCGCAAAGGACAACGCACGGGCATTATACGCAGAGTGTTTGGGTTCAGACATCCAAATGTTACAACAGCGTTTTAATGAGTTCTTGTTACCGATGGTCGGCGCAGACCGAGGGACATATGTCGAATTTGACTTGTCAGAGAAACTCAAGGGGAGTTTTGAAGAGCGTGCGGCTATCCTTTATCAAGCCGCAGGTGCGCCATATATGACACGCAACGAAGTCCGAGCGGAGTTTAACCTTCCACCGATAGAGGGCGGCAACCAGATGATCGTGCCACTTAACCTCTCCACAGGTGACGAGATGAGCCTACCCGTTGAAGAAGAAAAAAAACGCACGACTCCGAGGGTCAAGTCTTCATCTGTAGAGGTAAAAGCACCCACCGCAACCGACGACGAAAAAGAAGCACTTGGAGACGTACTGAAGAAGTTCTTCCGTCGGCAGTTCAATTCGATTTTACCGAAAATCGGTGCAGGTGCTGAATGGTGGGACGAAGACAGGTGGAACGAAGAACTCGCAGACGACCTCACTCCCTTAATGCAGGACATCGCAGACAAGCACGGCGAAGAGACAGCCGAGCTTCTGGAAACTGAGTATATTCCGAAGCTGACGGGTGCATACCTGCGCAAGATGGCAGAGGGACGGGCAAAAGCTACCAACGTCAAAACGCACGAAAAGATTGAGCAAGCGATAGAAGCTGACGAAGATGTAGCACCTGTGATGGACAAACGGGAAAAGGACGAAGCTCCGATGCTTGCACAGACTCTGGCGACAACGGTCGCAGGGTGGGCGGTTACCGAGGCGGTACACCAAGCAAAGGCACAGCCCAGTTTCCGCAAGACCGTCCATAAGATATGGCGCACGGGCGTAAACCCAAGGGATTCACACGCATTAATGGACGGGGAAGAGGTCGATATAGACGACACCTTCTCAAACGGTGCTTACTGGACGGGCGACGATGTTCTACCGCCCGACGAGGTCTGCGGATGTAACTGCATGACAGATATACGAATAATAGTGAGGTGATCACATGAATTACAAAGAGTTTAAAGTCAAGTATAAGGACGAGGGCAACGGCACAATTGAAGGATATGCTTCAACTTGGGTGCGAGAGCCCGACAGTTACGGCGACATAGTTAAACAGGGAGCATTCAGCAGAACGCTCAAAGAGTGGGAGGAATCGGGACGACCGATTCCTTTTTTGTGGGCGCATTCCATGAACGACCTCAACGCCTTTATTGGAAGCGCAAAGGCAGACGAAGACGACTATGGTCTTCACTTCGTCGCCACGTTCGACGGAACACCCGAAGCGCAGAGGGTGAGGGAACTCTACAAGGACGGCAGACTGAGTAAGTTCTCTTTTGCCTACGACATTCTGGAAGACGGGCAGGTCACGCTTGAGGACGGGCGCAAGGCGAACGAACTGAGAGACCTAACCATATATGAGATATCAGCGGTCACAGTACCTGCCAACGATACCGCCGAAGTCATAGAGGTTAAGGGAAGGGAGTCGGTCGGAAGACTTTCCTTCAAGTTGGGGGAGACTTACGAGATCACCCCAGAAGGGATATATGACTCTGACGGGAATCTGATTTGCGGATACGACAAGATGCCAGACCCTGCACGTATAAAGGCTGGCAGACGTAACAGCAAGGCAGATGAGGACGCTATCAGACAGGCTATAACGCTTTTACAGAGCGTTTTAGATACAGACGACCCAGACGATGGAGAGGACAATGCAGAGACCAATGCGGCGGCAGAGGAGTCCGAGCAGAGCAATCCAGAGAAGGAGAAGCTGTTGGAATATATCAAAAGCATTAAGGAGGCTAACAATGAACCTTAAAGAGAACCTCGCCAGTCTGAAGAATGAACTGGCAGAACTCAAAGAACGCATCGAGGCAGATGACGCAGAAGCGATCGCCAGAGGCGTAGAACTTAAAACAGAAATCGAAGCAAAAGAAAAAGAGATTGAAGCGGCTGAACAGAAAGCCGCTCTTTTAAATTCAATCGGCGAAAAGCAGGAGGACGACAAACCGATGACTGGAATGGAGAAGTTTTTAGAAGATGCGAAGTCAGTAGACAAGAGCGTAAAGGGATGGGGCGTATCTGCTCATATCAAGGCGGCGACTGATGTGGTCACAAGCGAAACGATCACAGATTATGACAGACAGGTAGCACCACAGCCCAGACGTAGAGCGGCGGCAGACCTGTTCTCAAACGCCACGATCAGCGGCAACGCCATTACTTACTTCTTGCAGGGTGCGTATGAAGGAACTCCTGCTGTAACAGCAGAGGGCGCAAAGAAACCGCAGAACAGCACATCATTCAGCCCTGTTACACTTGCACTTTCAAAGATTGCCGCATACATCAAAGAAACAGATGAAATCCTGCTTGACAACGACTTCCTTGCGAGCGAGGTAAGGGACTCCCTTATCTACAAGATCGGCACAGTTGAAGACGCACACATTATCGGTGCAGTAGCAGGAACTTCGGGTATCCTTGCAGGAACATATGGCTCTGGCTCTACATCCGTAGCGGCTGATATGGTCGACGGTATCCTTTACGGAATCCGTGCGGTTAAACAGCAGTCTGCGTATGACGCTTCAGCGATCATCATGAACCCTGCTGATTTCTTCACCCTGCTCACAGCCAAAGACCAGAATAAGCAGTATTACGGCGGCGGCTATTTCCAGAACAGCTACGGTAACGGATCATATCAGAGCCCGTATATCCTCTGGGGCGTTGAGGTCTTTGAGTCCTCTGCGGTCGCCGCAGGTACAGCACTTATCGCCGCAAGACAGGCAGTTAAGGTATGGAGAAAAGGCGGTCTGAACGTCATGCTCTATGAGCAGAACGAGGACGATGCACTTTACAACAGGGTAACGCTTCTCGGCGAAGAAAGACTGGCGGCGGCTGTTACCGATCTCAAGGGCGTATTCAAACTTACTGCTGAATAATGACGGGGCGGTTTTAAACCGCTCCTCTTTTTTAGGAGGACAACGCCATGAAAATTTACATAGTTGACGGGGTGGCGAGATGGTACGAAGAGGGCAAACAGCCCGAAGGTGCTGTCGAGCTTAAACCCGAAGAAAAAAAGGTCGAGCCACCGAATAAGGCTAAGAAGCAGGTGAAGACGAAATGATTAAAACCCCGTGGGGTTATACCCTTACCGAACTGAATGAACTGCCGACGATACTGACTGCGGAAGAGTTCAACGACATGACAGCAGGACGATTTACGGATGATGTTCGTATTGACCCAATGCTGACAGCGGCGCAGTCTGCTGTGCGTGAGTTTTGTGGGTGGCACGTTGCTGATAACCAGCCTTGCGAGCTGACCCTTTTAGGGCGTGACAGGGCGGTATCTCACAACCACGGTGACGTGCTGATACAGTTACCTGCGACGTTCGTGACAGAGGTTTCTTCCGTGGAGATCGACGGCGGCAGTCTGACGGATTACGACGTGACCACAGACGGGCTTTTATGGCTGTATGACACCTGTTTCGGCAGACGGGCAAAGATAGTTATCAATTACTCCGCAGGACTCACAGACGGGCTTGCAGGAGGCTTGAAAGAGCTTATCGCCAACAGGGTGACGCACGCACTTGCACAGAGTTACGGCATACAGTCCGAGGCGGCAGGTGGCGAGTCGGTCACATATTCGTCAACCTACATGAACTCAGCTAACGCCACCTCGCTCCCAGAGACTGCGAAAGAGGTGCTGAACCCGTACCACATAAGGAGGCTGTTCTGATGGTCGCTACATTTGCACACGACACTATCACAGTCATCCGACCGAGCCAGAGAGCAATAAGGGGAACAATCCTGCCCGACTGGGAGAACGCAACGGAACATAACGTCCAGAATTGCTCTTTTCAGCCAGCAGGGTCTTCTTTATCGCTTGACGGGCGAGTGCTTGGGCTTACAGACGGAGCTACTTGCTACTGCCCGTATGACGCTGATATCGAGGCAGGAGACCGCATAAGGTTCGAGGGTAAGGTTTATACCATCAACGGCGTGCCGAGACGTTGGCGGTCACCTACGGGGCTGAGAAACCATATCATGTTGAACCTTGAGGAGTGGTCTGGATGAGTGTAAAAATCGACATCCAATTCAATAAGAACTGGCGTACGCCCGTGCTGAAATCGAATGGCGTTAAGGACGTGGTATGGTCAACGACAGACCGCCTACAAAAAGAAGCAAACGCCAACGCAGGAGGCGGTAACAACTTCGGGCGGTATGTCAAAATAGGCTATTACGGCGGCGGTCGCTGGGTCGGGTTCGTATATGCGAAAGACCAAGCGGCACAGGCGGCACAGTCTGAAAATCAAGCATTAACGAGGACACTTCACACATGAAAAGAAGTATAGACATTGAATACTTGGTGCAACAGACGTTGAACCCATACATTAAAGCCTACTGCCGACCACTACCGAAGACCTACGTCCTGCCGAACATCCTTGTTGCACGGAGCGGTGGCACAGAGTATCAAGACTGGAGCGGTCGGGGGCATATAGACAGGTTCACAGTTGAGTTGTATTGCCGAGCCAAAGACGAAGGTACGGCACAGGAAACATTAAGCACAGCGGTAGCGATTCTGAAAGACTCGGACAACTTCCGCAACGTGCAGAACAATACAGACTTGGGCAGATGGGGAGCAGACCCCGTCCGTCCAGATTTAGCACTCTTCTCCGTTACGCTGATTATCAGCGTAGGGCTGGAAGAGATACCACCATTCCCGAATATCCAGCTTTTAGGGAACGGATCAAGAGCGGTTCAAGACGGGCGCAACCGCATGATAACCGCCAACGTATAAGGAGGAATCAAACAAATGGCAACATATGAAGTAAATGTCGGCAAAGGTCGTGCATCTGGTATGTTCTACGTCGCCGATGCAGGTACTGCAATTCCGACGACACTTGCAACACTTCCCACAGGATGGACGGAGGCAGGATTCATCAGCGAAGACGGCATGGAGCTTCAGCTCTCCCGTGACATCGAGGACATCAAGGACTGGTCGAACACCATCCGCAGAACTATCCTCACAGACCACGACGAAAAAGCCTCTGGAGCTTGCATTTCCACGACAGCAGAAGCACTCGCAGAGATTTTCGGAAGCGCAAACGTAACCGAGGCGACCGATTCATTCACAGTCAATCTTTCCGCAAGCGAACTGCCGCCTGTCAAGGCTTATCTGTTCGTCATGAAAGACGGTGACGATCTGATGTGCTTCGGATGCTCCAACGGTCAGATTTCCGTATCTGATAACACCAGCTTCACAGCAGGTGACGGCATTGCATGGGCGTTCGAGGTCACAGCACAGGGCGACACGGGTATGCAGTTCGTAAAGGTGAAAGGATAAATCTATGTTCAAAATAAGCAAGGCTAAACCATTCGTGATCGAAGGCGAACACGGAAAATATATGATACCTGCGTTCTCCTCCCTGTCCGTGGATGACATGGAGGAGATTTTTAAGCTCACACCAGAGACAGCACCAGCGGAGCGTATGAGGATAACCAAGAGGTTTCTTCTGAAGCTTGCGCCAGAGCTTGAAAAGGAAGAGCTTGGTGACGTGGGTTATTCCCAGATTTTTGCCGCCTATGAAAAGGAACAGAATCTGGGGGAACGATAAGCCTCGCAAGGTTCGTAAGCGAACACAGAGAGGCAATAAACCATGATTTAATTCAAAGTGGTCTTTCACTAGATGATGTCGGGAGCGTCCTGTCTTGGGACGCTCTTGGCGACTTCATCACCAAAACAGAACCAGACAGCGCACTCGCAAGGGACATCGACGAAGAGGCTTATAAATGGGCGACGATGGTCAAAACGAACGAACTCCTTGCAGATTTGTACGATCTAATGGCGTTGTTTAGGTTCGAGATGGCGACCATGCTATCGGGCAAACGGCAGAAAAAGCCTACACCATACAAGAGACCACACAAAGACGATAAGAAGAAGGTCGGAAAGGGAGCAATGCTCAAAGATGACCTTAGAAATTGGATAAAAACGAAACTGAAAGGAAGTGAACCCCGTGGCAAATGAACTTGTTGAGGTCGGCAGAGCGGCGATAACCATAGTCCCAACACTACAAGGCTCTCAGCAATCAATAGCTAACCAGATGAACGGGGCGGCATCTGCCGCAGGAACACAGGCAGGTAAGACCGCAGGGACGGATATGCTCAAGTCGATGGGCGATACCATGACTTCAGCAGGGAAGACCATGTCGGGGCTGTTTACAGTCCCGTTGGCGGCTATCGGCACAGCATCATTTGCGGCGGCGACTGACTTCGAAACAGCGTTTGCGCAGTTGATGACCATCGCAGACACCTCAACAGTTGCGGTCGATGATCTCAAAAGTGGTGTAAAAGACCTGTCGAGCGAGCTGGGTATTTCTTCGTCAGATATATCAGCGGCGGCATATTCGGCTATATCGGCAGGGCAGGACACAGCGGACTCGCTGAAGTTCGTGCGGTCGGCGGCTAAACTGGCAAGGGGTGGATTTACAACCGTAGCAACTGCGACGGACGTATTAACCACAGCGTTAAACGCTTACGGGTTATCTGCGGAAGATGTAACTCACGTTTCGGACGTGTTAATCGAGACCCAGAACGAAGGTAAAACGACCGTTGACGAACTTGCCGCATCAATGGGTCGAGTCATCCCGACAGCGGCGGCGGCAAACGTCGGTATCGAGGATCTGGCGTCCCAGTATGTAGCGTTAACCAAGAACGGTATCGGAACAGCCGAGGCAACGACCTACATCAACTCCATGCTGAACGAGTTGAGCAAGACAGGCACGACCGCAAGCGATATGTTCAAGGAGGTCGCAGGGGTATCATTCCCCGAATACATTGCGGCTGGCGGTTCGACCGCTGACGCTATGGCGATACTGGCACAGGCTTGCGAGGCGGCAGGGCTGTCCGTAAGTGATGCGTTCGGGTCTGCTGAAGCTGGCAAGGCGGCGAACGTCTTGGCTCAGCACGCTTCAGACTCCACGACCGCATTAAACAATATGCGGACGATGGCAGGGCAGACGGAAACAGCATACAGCACCATGTCTGATACCACAGGGGTCAAACTGGAGGAAATGAAGGTCAAGCTTGAAAACCTTGCGATCACTCTGGGCGAGACCCTTATCCCGTTGGTCACTCCGCTGATTGAGGCGGTCACCAATGGAATAACGAGCATAGCAGAGAAGTGGAACAGCCTCGATGCAGGAACTCAGCAGATGATCGTCAAGATAGCTACCGTAGTAGCCGTAATAGGCCCTTTGCTCCTCATAGGAGGCAAACTCGCACAGGGGATATCTTCTATCACAACGCTCTGCACGAGCCTAGGGACGGGGATATCTGGAATCATAGGTAAATTCACATCAGTCGGTGCTACGGCGACACAGGCGGCGACAGGTGCAACGACAGCGGCGACCTCGTTCGCTACGCTGGCAGGTACTGCGCTCTTACTGGTGGCGGCAGGTGCGGCTATATTCCTCATCGGACAGGCGATGTCCACAATGGCAGATGCGGCGATCAGACTGTCAGAGGCTGGCGGTGGAGCGGTAGCTACATTTGTCTTAATAGCGGCTGTAGGTGTTGGAATGGCGGCGGCTATAGTCGCAATAGGCACAGCGGCAGAAGTATCGGCTATCGGTCTTCTTGCTCTCTCCGTGGCGGTTCTGGCGGTATCAGCAGGAATATCTCTGGTGATCACTTCGCTCACGGCATTCGTGGAGCAGTTACCCACGTTGGCAGAATACGGCGCAAGCGGTGCGGAGGCACTCTTGGCAGTATCCGTGGCAATCCTCGCAGTTGATGCGGCGGCTCTTTTACTGGCGGTCAGCATAGCGGCGATGGGCGTTGCGGCGGCGGCGGCTTTCCTGCCGTTCTTAGGGGTCGACTTGACCATAGGAGCACTTGACCTTGCAATGGCAGGGCTCGACATCACAATGGGCTTGCTCACCGTTGAAATGGGTATCCTAGAGGCGGCATTGATACTGGTAGCAGGATCATTGGAGGATATCAAAAACGACGCTTCTGCGGCGGCGACATCACTAGAAGAGATAACGGACTCTGTATCAATCATTGAAGAGGGCATGAGTGCTATCGGCGACGCTATCGGAGGGCTTATCTCTTCAATCGTTGACGCTCTGGACGGGGCAGAACCCGATGCGGTAGCATCGGCAACAGCCCTTGCAGAAGGTATCACGACAGCGATAGACACAAGCCTTAATCCGCAAGTCAAGACGGACGTGGACAAGGCAATGACCAGCATGACCACCTCACTCACGCAGGGAGCAACACGGGCGAGACCTCTTGCGACCCAGATAGGGCAGGCGATCGTGCAGGGCATAAGCACAGGCATGAGCGCACTTAACTCCATCATGAACGGGGCATATATGCAGGTAGTCAACGTCTGCAACGCTATGCGTAACGCATTCGCCTCCACCTCGTTCAGATTCAATTCGTACATTCCTCTGCCACATTTCTACCTGTCGGGGACGTTCGACGCACGGAGCGGTAGCGTTCCAAGCGTGGGCGTTTCTTGGTACGCAAGAGCGGCAGAACAGGGCGCACGTTTCACCCGTCCGCAGATAATCGGTGTCGGTGACGCAAACCAGCCAGAGCTGTTAATCGGTGAAGACAAGCTGAAAGAGATGATCGGAGGCGGTCAACCCATTACGATTAACGTCTACGGCAACGAGGGTATGAACGTCAGAGAGTTGGCAGATGCAGTCGCTCAGAGACTCACACGGGTCATGAACTCAAAGGAGGCAGTATATGCCTGATATTGGATGGATATCATTCGGCGGTACGAACTCAGCCGATATGACCAATAAGTTATACATCAGAAAAGTGCCAAGCCTTAACAGGTCGGCACAGAAGATAGACGTATTCTCCGTCCCAGCTAGGGACGGAGATATTATTTTACAGCAGGGCGCGTGGGCGAACCAGATACAAGAGTATGAATGCTATATCGGTGACGGAGATGCGGCGGCGGCGGCTTCAGAGCTTGCCTCTTGGCTGTTTAATCTGCAAGGGTATCAAGAGCTAAAGGACGGATGGGAGCAGGACGTTTACAGACTCGCTTACCTTGCGAACCCTTGGGATATTGAAAGCATCATGGGAAAGGTCGGACACGTCACCTTGTCTTTTTCATGCGTTCCAAAACGTTTCCTTGAATCTGGCAGAGCGATCACGACCCTCTTCCAGACGGGGCAGATAGAGAACCCCACAGCGTTCACGGCACAGCCTTTGATAAGGGTCACAGGCACAGCAGACGGCACGGGGACGATAACGTGCGGAGGCAATACTCTTGGCATCACTTTCCCTGCCTCTGTAACCCAGATGTTCATTGACTGCGAGAATCTGCAAGCGTACAGCACGGACGGACTGCTCTTTTACAACTCTTACATAACTGGGTCTTTCCCAGTCATCCCCACAGGAATGCAGACATTCGCTATAACGGGCGACATTAGTTCAGTTGAAATAACACCGAGGTGGTTTAGAAGATGATCCCTGTTTTATTTTCATCAACAGCAACAGACTTTTCGACCTACGGGCTGGGTGCGCTTTCGGACGCTATCTCCTGCGAGGTAGAGGAAGAGAGAAACGGCAAGTATGAGCTGACTATGGAGTATCCGCTGACGGGTATCCACTACGATGAGATTTCCTTGCGCAGTATCATCCTTGCCAAGCCTAATTACCTCGATGATCCACAGCCCTTCAGAGTCTACCAGATAGATAAACCCATTAACGGCGTTGTGACGTTTTATGCGAGGCATTGGAGCTACGATTTAAGCGATATTCCTGTTCAGCCCTTTGAGGCGGCAGGGATACAGTCTGCAATGAACGGGCTTATATCCAATGCCATGTACGACATAAGCGCATGGAGGTTCACGACATCCAGAACCACACCCTCGAATTTCAAAGTAGATGAGCCCTCATCCGTGCGGTCGTGGTTCGGCGGTAAAGCTGGGTCTTTACTCGATGTATACGGCGGCGAGTGGCACTATGACGGGCGCACCTGTGCGCTTGAAAATAGCCGAGGTGCAGACAACGGGGTCACGATACGATACGGAGTCAACCTCACCGATCTGAAACAGGAAGAGAACTGCGTAGACGTTTATACGGGCGTTCTGGCGTTCTGGAAGGACATGGACGGCAACCTCATCCAAGGAACTATTCAAAACGTGCGGGGGACGTTTGATTTTACCCGTATCCTTGTGCTGGACTGCTCCGAGGACTATGACGAAGCACCGACCGCTACCCAGTTGGACGCTAAAGCAAACGCTTATATCACAAACAATAGTGTCGGAGTCCCGAAGGTCAATCTCACGCTGAACTTCGCAACACTTCGAGGCAACACGATAACCTCATTCCTTGCCAACGAAGCACAGGCGATCCTGTCGAATGAGAACGGTCTTGTCATCGTGGCATATGGCAAACAGGGAATGCCAGAAACCCGTGTTGATCTCTGCGATACGGTTACAGTCATCTTCGAGAAGCTTGGCGTAAGAGCCACAGCAAAGTGTATCCGTGTAAGGTGGAACACCCTCGCAGACCGATACGAAGAAGTGGAACTGGGCGACGCAAAGAGCGAGTTTACGGAGCATATTTTAAGAGCAGAGCATTCCGCTTCTGAAGCGGTCAAGACCGCCAAGCAGACAAAGAGCATCCTTGAATCCGATATCGAAACAGCAACCCAGAAGGTGACGGGCAACTTGGGCGGTTACGTTATCCTGCACGACAGCAACGGTGACGGATACCCAGACGAACTGTTGATCATGAACACCCCAGACATCACCACGGCGACGAGCGTTTGGCGATGGAATCAGCAAGGTTTGATGTGGGCGAGCTCCTACACAGGACAGTTTGCGACCTTGGCGATAACCAATGACGGGCAGATTACAGCCGATGCCATCACAACAGGAATACTTCGGGGCATTGAGATAATCTCCGATGACGGCACGAACGTGGTCGATATTGTCAACGGCAAGATAACCACATCCAGAAGTGACTACGGATACACAGAGACCACGAACGTAAATTATCGTGTGTATAACCCGAACGGTGATCTTATGTCGAACCTTACACGAGGAGTCATGACAGCCACAGGGTATCAAGCTGGGGTTCTCACGATAGACTCGACAGATGCTCTCGGGCAAGTCCAAATTTCGGCGACAGAAGCAAACGGGGGCTTAATCCGTCTACGAAAAGGGTCGGTTACTGGAATGCAGATCATCGCAGACAATGGCGGTGGTAGGCTGGTACTTAACACAGACGATGGAACAAACGCAGTAGACATTATCACAGGGCGGTCTACTGGCAAGGGTGGCACACTCTACCTTAAATGGGCAGACGGGACGACTAAAGTCTACCTTGGAACGCTTACCCTCCAAGGGCTTATGCAAGATGAACCTGCACTTGCATTTTACGATACAAGCGGAAACCTAGAATCTTGGTACGCAGGAAACAGGGCATATATCGCAGATAACACATCTGGCACAGGCGGTTTCGTAGTGCGAGGGCAGACCAATGCCCACGGCATCACAGTTGACTTCACTACAGTAGGCAGAATTGACTTTTATGTTGACACCACATATGTGGGATATGCATCTCTGGCATCTTCTGATAAGAAGACCAAGAAGAGCATAAAGCCGATTGCTCAGAAGTATAAAGATGCTGTCGCAAGCGTAGATCTGAAGAGCTTCCACTTTGACTTTGACAACAAGGTGCTGTCTGGGGCGAACGACCTGCTGAGATTCGGAGCGATCGCACAGGATGTCATTGCCGCTCTTGAGAAACAGGGCATCGACCCCACGGAATCCGAGCTTATCGACAAGGTAGGGGACGGAGAGGAAGAGAGATACGTCATCAATTATACCCCGTTCCTTGTGGCACGCTTGGCGGCAGATGAGGACAGGATACAGAAGCTTGAGAAACGCTTGGCGGCTCTTGAGAGCAGATTGGAGGCGATGTGATGGACATCTTGCTCACGGCATTAGCCTCTTCTGGGTTCTTTGGTCTGATCCAATTCCTTATAACCAGACACGACCAGAGAAAAGGCAAGATCAAACAGCTTACAGACTCAATCGAAAGCCTCAAAAAGCAAATAGATCGACAGGAGCGTGACTCATGCAGGACACAGCTCCTTTTATTAATGTCTGATTTTCCAGAAAACACAGACGAGATTCTGAAGATCGGACAGCATTACTTTCAAGACCTCAAGGCGAACTGGTATATGTCAACCCTGTTTGCCAAGTGGTGCAAGAGCAAAAATATTGAATTGCCCGATTGGGCGCATAGTATGAAGGAGGACGACAAATGAGTGCATTATGGTGGAAAGCGGCAGGAATAAGGGCGATCAAGACGATAGCGCAGACCGCAGTAGCAACGATCGGCACGACTGCGGTCATGTCAGAGGTCAACTGGGTAATGGTGGCATCTGCGTCCGTGTTAGCTGGTATCCTGTCTATGCTTACCTCGTTGGCAGGTTTGCCAGAGGTTAAAGAATGATGTGGGACTATATGCAGAACGACCCAAGATGGGCGAACTACCCTTACTCCGTACCAGATGGCACGTTAGCGGACTCTGGGTGCGGTGTAGCGGCAATATCTGACGTTACTGGTTATGTTCCACCCGTGGTGGCAGATTACATGACAGCGCACGGATACGCCGCCCCATACGGGCAGGGGACGTACTGGTCTGGGATAATTCCGACCTGCGAACACTTTGGTCATTCTGGTATCCAGTTAAACGGGCGTGACTTGTACGGGGAACGCAACACGGAGACGGAACAGCGGTGGCTTGCGTCGATGAAGTCGGGCAAGTATCACGGGATTCTCCTAATGGGGAAGGGCTACTTCACGCAAGGCGGTCACTTTATCGCAATAGAGGAAGTGGCAGAGGATAACTCGGCGAAGTGTTATGACCCTGCGTGGTCTGCACGGTCTGGGTGGCACACATGGCATGATTATTACCAAGGGTGCGTCAAGGTCTTTTACTTAGTAGATAAAGAAACAAGGGGCGTTTATCATATGGATTTAGAGCAAGTATACGAAGGATGCACGGGGCAGTCGGTTCTTGTGTGTCAGAAGTTCTTAGCTTGTTGTGGGCTTTACAAAGGTGGTTTCGATGGGTCGGCAGGTGCTAAGACCAGACAGGCGATTATCGACTTCCAAGGCATCCTTGTGGCAGAAGGTGTACCAATAACTGTGGACGGTATCTGCGGAGAAGTCACATGGAAACACCTTGTCGAGCGGCATAGCTAAACTGCAAATTTTCCCATTTACAAGGCGGTTTTTGCAGAAAATCTGCAAATATGAGCAGTTAATTGTCAAAAACGGGAACTAATATAGACGGTATCATTTCATTTCTTTTTTCTCCTTTTTTCGAGGCGGCTCTTCGGAGTCGCCTTTTTTTATTTGCAAAAAATTTAATTTTTTTGCTTTTTCAGGCTATGCTTTTTTCACAGCCCCTTTTTCACAATTTTTGCACACAAGAAACTGGGTGCGCTGTCTGTTTGGTAGTGCGTAGCACTACATTCTGCATTATGGGACGGACGGGGCTCGAACCCGTGACCTCTAAAATCCCAGAAATGAAAGTATAGCACTAAAACCAGTATGATATAGGCAAAAGCGCATGGACAGATATGACCGCAAAAGGTCAGATATGCCCGATGAAGGTCAGATATGACCGATGAAATTGCACACAAAATGCACACAAAAAACCCACCGAAAATGGGGAGCGGTGGGTTTTCTGCGCATATTCTATTCACAAGAAAGGAGATATAAAAAGAACTGTGATCACTATGTATTATAACACATGAAGTTTATTCTGCCAAGGCATTACGGAGCTTTTCGATATCGGCTTGCTCCTGCTTCTCTGCCAGATGGGTGTATATCTGGCGCATGGTGCGGTAGTCGCTCCAGCCGCCCCACTTCATGCAAGCGAGGTCTGCAACACCAGAAGCATAGCAGATGGATGCGAAGGAGTGACGGAGCATATGGAAACCACTCACAGGCAGTTCAGAATGGCGCAGAATCCTTCGCAAATGGTTTTCCATACCTTTTACCGAGTAAGGGCATAAAAACCCGTCTGGGGCTGTTTTGACAAGCGTAGCGAGGCGTGGAATAAAGATAGGTATCTCACGGACGGACGCAGGTGTTTTATTCGTTCCCTTTAAGACCATGCCGTCTTCGCCCAGCACCATTGCACCTCGCACATAGATCATTCCGTTTCTGATCTGGGACTTCTTCATGGCGAGCATCTCCGACCTACGCAGGGAGTGCAGACACAACAGATAAGGAAGTTCGTACCTGTCGCCCTCTATCGCCTTTAAGAATATTTTTATCTGGTCTGAGTCGAGAAAGGGGCGTTCCTTCTTCCCCTCTTGTGGGTATCTGACCTTCGGAGGGTCGAGCCCCATATCCTTTAGGACGGTCGATATCAGCCCGTAAGCGTTTTTTAGGGTCTTAGCCGATACATCCTCACGGTTGATGATAGACTGCATATCGAGGGACGTAGACACGGGTAAATCCATGATGGACTGAAACCTCTGCCGCTGTATGTCCCTATATCCCTTGACTGTGGACGGGCTTAGTTTTGCCTGTTTGCTGTTGGACGGGTTCGTGTATTTTAGGATATATGCATCTATTGCCTCTCGGTAGGTCATTTTCTGCGCCCTCTGTGCGGATGACAGCTTCAACAGGGTGGCGGCACGTTCAGCCTCTTTTTTCGTATCCCGTGTGATCGAATACCGAACGCCCTTTACTTCGACCTGCGCACGCCAACGTCCAGAGGATAGCTTAGTCGCTGTAGGTGTTTTCATTTGCTGTCACCTCCCTTCAGATCGGCAAGCTCATACAGATATGCCATAAGGCGGTGCTTTTGCCGTCGGTCGAAACTGCGGTATATATTGATAAGGTCGGTCTCGTCCTCATCCAATGCGGCAAAGACAGGGCGTTCTTCCATATCATATCCCATCAGCCATGTTTCATCTACACCAAGGGCTTGAGCAAGCGCAGTAAGCTTGTCCTGCCTTGGGATGCTCTTGCCTAAAACATACTGACTCAGATCACTCCGAGCCATTTTAATTCCGTACTTATCACAGAAGGGCTTGCACTTCTCAAGTATATCGGACTGTTTAAGCCCTCTCTCATTCATTATAGTATTCAGCCTTTCGGCAGTCGTGGACACCTTCTTCATATTAAGTCCTTTCCTACTCCCCAGACCATTGTATCACGAAATTTTACAAAATGTTAAAGAAAATTGAAAAAACCACTTGTAAAATTAAAAACGACGTGTATAATAGAAAATGTCAGACGACGTTTTACAGATAAGGAAGGAGGACGGATGAAGGCTCTAAATTACGATTACTCAAAGCTCCGTGGGCGTATCGTTGAGAAGTTCCGCACTATAACAGCCTTTGCAAAGGCTATGGGCGTGAGTTATGCGTGCATATCTATGCATCTGCATAATTACACATACTGGTCACAGCCAGACATAGACAAGGCTTGCGGACTGCTCGATATTGATAACCCGATGGAGTATTTTTTTGTCCGAGTTGTAAAAGATAATTTTACAAACGAGGCAACGGAATGAAGAAGAAGGAACTATTCCCTTGCACGAAGTTCTTGCTCAAGGACATCCCTGCCGAGGCTTTAGGGGTATCACCCAAGACCTTACAACGGCGCAGGAAGTATCCGAGCAAGCTCACGCTGGAGGAACTACAAAGGCTTATCAACTATTCAGCAAACAAAGGAACTGCACCCGTGGACTTGATACGGGAACTGATAAGGAAGGACTTGACACTATGAGAATCATATCAATTCTGGCAATGATCGAATTTTTATTCGGGGCTTGCCTTGTAGAAGGTGGGACGTTCGGGCTCGGCACTCTGGCAATGGCAATGCCGCTTGCTTGGTTCGGACTTCTCCTGCTGAAGTACGGACGATGAAAGCAGACCGCTCCTGCGGATGAACTATAAACACTTTTATATTTTTCGAAAAACGCCAAATCGAAACTGCTATTCACATCAAATGCCGTGGACGGTCACGGCGAAAGGAGGAACACATGGAGAAAACATTAGAGATGCTCGTCGAGTATGTACTGGAGAGATGCACAGGCTTGGAGGCTGAGAACAGGAGGCTTGAACACCAGAACACCACGCTTACCGAGCAGAATGAACACATCATGAACGACTATGTAAAACAGGCAGATAAGTTTGCAGAAGTCGCCAAGAGAGTAAAGGAAAAGTTGATGTTCACCAAGGACGGCTCGCTTGACTACCTTTATATGAACAAGGATAAGACACAGGAACTCATAGACATATTGAGGATTAAGTTAGATGGTAAAGCGACCTGTTGACGATGACCCGTGCAAAGACTGCCGATACGGGTGGTCAATGGACGTTGAAGAGGACGAGAACGGTAAAGAATACGTCTGGTATTCGTGCAGGTTAGACATGGACAGCACCTGCGAGGAAGAACCAGAGAAGTACAGCGACTACGAACTATACGAAAGGGAGAACCCAAGAGAATTATGATCGACCAAAAAAAGAAGGTATATGAATGCTTGCGCAGACACAAGGTGTTAAGCGTTCGAGAGATATTCAACCTCTGCAACTGCAACAGCCCCACCAAGGTCATCTCGGAACTGCGCCGAGAAGGGAGGCAGATAGGGAGCAAATGGGTCACCAGAGATGGGAAGAGGTGGAAGGTTTACTTCATCAGAGAGGAGAAGACAGCATGACATTCAAGGATTTACAAGAGGCTAATAAGCAGATACAGACCACGGACATCAAAGGGAAACAGTACGCAGAGGTCAACCAGAGAATCAAAGCGTTCCGTATGTGCTACCCAGAGGGCTTTATAAAGACGGAACTGCTTGCAGATGCAGACGGGGTCTGCCTTATGAGGGCAGAGGTCGGATTCGGTGACAGGATTCTGGGGACAGGCACAGCCTATGAAAAGGAGTCGAGTTCCTATATCAACAAGACCTCTTACATAGAGAACTGTGAAACGTCTGCGGTCGGTAGGGCATTAGGTATGGCAGGGTTTGGCATAGACACAAGCGTAGCAAGCTTCGAAGAAGTTTCAAACGCTATCGCCCAGCAGGAGGCAGACAAGAAAATTTCTGTGACACACGCAAAGGCACTCGTCAACCTCTTAGCCGAGGAAGGAATACCTGCATCTTATGTCTGTGAGGGGTATAAGGTAAAAACCCTCGCTGATCTGACCGAGGGACAGCACCTTCAGATAGCGCAGAACATCAAGAAGATAAAGAAGTCGTATGAAAGCAAGGCTTAAGGATATATCACGGGATTACATCACAGGCAAGGCTCGTCTGACCTTCGAGGTCGATGGGGTCTTGCCAGAAATCCCCGACGGCGATCTGGACGTAAAGGTGAAGAAGTGGCGTGAGGCACGCTCAAATGACGCTAATGCGCTTCTGTGGCATTGCATAGGGGAAATAGCCAATACAGTAGGAGAAACGAACTGGAAGGTCTATTTAAGCCTCTTAAAGGATTATGGACAATTTACCTACATCTGTGTACACCCACAGGCAGTTGAAGCCGTAAAGAAGCAATGGCGTGAGGTGGAGGAACTGGGCGAAATCAGCATAAACGGGACTAAGGCGGTTCAGTTACTTTGCTACTACGGATCATCCACCTACAACACAGCAGAGTTTTCAAGGTTACTGGACGGGACAATGGAAGAAATGAGGCAGATAGGTTTGACACCACCTGCTGACGAACATATCGAAAGATGCTTGAAGGAGTGGGAACGACAACATGAACAGCAAGCGCAAAGGGAATAGGGGAGAGGTCGAACTCGCCAATATCCTGCAAGGCTACGGATACGACACCCATAGGGGACAGCAATTCAAGGGCGGTATAGACTCCCCAGACGTTTACGGGCTTGATGGTATCCACATCGAATGCAAGAGGGTCGAGCGGTTGAACATTGAGGACGCTATGGCGCAGAGCATTAGGGACTCAGAGGGCAAGGCGATCCCTGCGGTCTTCCATCGGAAGAACAGGGGCAAGTGGTTGGTAACTGTTGGATTAGATGACTTTATGAAGCTGTATGGAGGATGGCATGGCTGAACGCAGGATGTTCGCAAAAACGATAATAGATAGTGACGTGTTTCTGGATATGCCGCTATCGACACAGGCGTTATATTTCCACCTGTCAATGAGGGCAGACGATGACGGATTCATCAACAACCCGAAGAAAATACAAAGAATGGTAGGATGTTCTGACGATGATCTAAAACTTTTATGCGCTAAGAATTTTATCATACCCTTTGAATCTGGGATAGTGGTCATCAAGCATTGGAGAATACACAACTATATCAGAAGCGACCGCTACAAACCGACCGCATACGCTGACGAAAAGGCACGGTTAACAGTAAAAGAAAACGGCGCATATACGTTAAATACCCTTGGTATACCAGATGTCAACCAGATGGATACCGTTGGTATACCAGATGGAAACCAAATGGATACACAGGTTAGGGTAGGTAAGGATAGTTTAGATAAGGTTAATAATAATATGTCGGGCAAGCCCGACCTCGCAGGGCAGAGAATAGAGATCGTCAAGTACCTAAACAATAAAACAGGGAAGGAATTTCGCCATTCATCCAAAGCGAACGCAAGGCTTATAGATGCCAGATTAAACGAAGGTTACTCCGTAGATGATTTTAAAAAGGTTATCGACACCAAAACAGCCGAATGGAAAGGCACAGACATGGAGCAGTACTTGCGACCAGAGACCCTATTCAGCGCAAGCAAATTTGAAAGCTATCTAAACCAGAGAACCATTAAGAAGACCAGTAAGAACGAATTTAACAACTTTGATCAGCACGATTACGACATGGACGAATTAACAAAGAGAGCAAAGAGGAGAGGGTAATGATCTATAGGGGACAGCTAAAAGTACCAAATGTTCGCTTTATCAACGACGATTATCGCAATCACATAAATGCCATTGCAAGTATCGGCGAGGTTGTGGTCGTTACCGATCCTCCTTTTAACATCGGATATCATTACAAAGGTTATGCGGACAGGATGCCAGAACAGGAATATATGCAGATGCTTACGGAGATAGTGACCATGTTTCCGAGCGTTATCATCCATTACCCAGAGCAATTACACAAACTGTCGATAGCAACAGGCACAGCACCACAAAAGGTCGTTTCATGGGTCTACAACTCAAATACTGCGAAACAGCACAGGGACATAGGATGGTACGGGATAACGCCTACGTTCAAGAACGCATGGCAACCATACAAGAACCCAAACGACAGGCGAATACAACAGAGAATGGCAGAAGGTGCGAGGGGGGGGCGTATGTACGACTGGTGGAATGTAAACCAAGTAAAGAACGTAAGCAAAGACAAGACCGCGCACCCGTGCCAGATGCCACTTGAGGTAATGAAAAACATTATCAGCACATTGCCCGATAACAGCGTGATATTTGACCCGTTTATGGGGAGCGGTACAACAGCCCTTGCGTGTATCGAATTAGGGTATGACTTTATCGGGTGCGAGATAAGCCAAGAGTATTACAACATAGCAAAAGCGAGGATTAACGCATAAATGCAACGCAGGAAAAGGAGATTAAGAGATGAAAAGGACAATGATCAGAGTAAACGAAGACAAGATTGACAAGCTGATGGCAGAAGAGCAGATGACGTATAACGATGCGGAAAGAATCTGCGGATTACCGAAGAACTGGCGACCGAACATGAGAAGGAACGGCACAGCGGCAGAGGATACGATAAAGAAGTTAGCGATGCTGTTAAGGGTAGCTCCAGACGAGCTTATAGCGAAGGACGAACCAGATACAAAAGAGACCGTCCCTGCGGCAGACGTTAAGCGGCTGAGTGAGAAGTTAGACCTGCTCCACGGAGAAAACCTCGAGATCAAACAGAAACTGGAGTCCATGCCCGAAATGATCGCTTCTACTTTAGCAAGGTATTTAAGCGCAGAAGCTTGGCTGTTCTCGAAGCTGAAGCACAACAGGGACGGCATATCAGAAGTGCAGTTAAACCAGCTCGCTCAGAATAATGGCATATCTGCGGAAGAGTTAAAAATAGCAATGGACACCATAGGGGCAGACCGATACAAGAGGAACGGCAACACATGGCTGAGTCTGTACAGAACAGCATAAGGAGGCGGCAGATGTCACAGCGATCTGAATTTACTTTCCGCAAGCGTAGGAGGCAAGCGGCAAGAGCCGCAGAGGAACTGCACTACCCTGCGGAACTGGTGGAGAAAATCAAAACAGCGGAGACCGATGAGGAAATTGACATGGCATTAGCAAGAGGGAGGCACACGGAGGAATGAGTTACAAGAAAGAGGTTATTGACGCATTAGAGGTATACAAGAGGAACACGGTACACGTCCTAGGCGACGATAGCGACATGGCACGGGCGATAGACAGGTGCATCATCTTGGCTGATGAGGTGGAGGAAGAACAGCCAGAACGGGAGTGGATTCCAGTAAGAGAGAGGTTGCCCGAAGAGAGCGGTGAGTATCTAACAACATTATACCATGAAGGAGTTGACGGATATTATTGCTCGTCTGTGTTATTCCTTACTGAAAGCCCTAACTATAAGGGCATGAAAAATTTCTGGCTCACATGGGATAGGTTGGATACTGTGGACATGGAGGTCATCGCATGGATGCCGTTACCAGAACCTTATAAGGAGGTGGAAGACCATGACCAGAATTGAGAGATTAACGATTCAGAATGAGCTGGCAAATCTCCAGAAAAGAATTAACCATATAGAGCAGATAGAAAAGAAACCGGAACCAGAAAAGGTCGATTGGATGTTCGGCATGATTTGCAGTTATCGAGGATCTGGGAGCGCAGTATTCGATAGGAGAGTTGAATGATGGATGATTTGATTAGCAGAAAAGAAGCCCTGAAAGTATGCGAAAAATATAATGGTCGAGGGTTTATCTGGTCATGTATTAGGGGCGATATTGAGCAGTTGTCATCTGCAGAATCAGCAGAATTAAAAGCGATCAAAAAACAGGCATTGATTTGTTCAACTGAACTTTTGAAACTTGTGGCAATGATAAGTAAGGAGGAGAAGAATGAATGATGAATGATCTAATCAGCAGACAGGCGGCAATTGATGCGCTTGTTGGCATTACGATGTTTAAAACAAAACATGAATTAATGCAGAGAGTAAATGCAAGTGTACAAGACGAACAAGGGTGGCTTGGTGCGGTTGCTGAATGCCTTGACGAAATTGAGGACTTGCCATCCGCACAGCCAGAACCGAAGAAGGGGAAGTGGAGATTAGCAGACAGTCAAAACCCCGAAGATAAAGCTAATGGAAATTTCCTATACTTCTGTTCTAACTGTTTCCATGCAGACTTACACGCAAAGACGCAAGAAGTTCCGTATTGTTGGTATTGTGGTGCAGAAATGGAGGGCGAATGATCACAGTATGTTATTTGTGTTCAAGGGTAGGACGAACAGAACCGACCTACTGTCATAAGCACCACATATACGGAGGAAGGAACAGGCAAGCGTCAGAAAAGGCAGGATTCTACATCTACCTCTGCCCCAAGCATCACGCAGAGATCCACAGGAACTACAAGCTGATGGAGTGGACGCACAAGCAGACGCAGAGGGAGTTTGAAGAGACCCACACACGGGAAGAGTTTATGAAGATCATCGGGAGGAACTACTTATGACCGCCAAGGAATACCTGCGGCAACTGCGGAAGATAGACCGACAGCTTGAGCTACTATTCAAAGAGCGTGAGGAGCTGGAAAAAGCGCAGACCTTTATGCGTAGTCCCCAGATGGACGGGGACAGGGTGCAGACCTCGCCGAGCGGCGACCCTCCGTGGATGCCCTACCTCATCAAGTGGGAAGAGATGACCGCCAGAATAGGCGAGAAGTGGGACGAGCTTATCGACAAGAAGCAGACCATTATCGACCAGATTGGGAGGCTGTCGGATACACGCTATATTGACATTCTGGGGAAAAGATATGTCGAGTTCAAGAGCTTCGAAATGATCGCCGTGGAGATGGGCTACTCCTTCGACTACACCCTGCGGATACATTGGGAGGCTCTCAAGGCATTCGAACATATCATGTAATTGTAAAGTAATTATGTGCTATTATGATAGCGTGAAAAATGAGTCATAACTAATTGTTTCTCTTCATAACACACCTCCGTGGAACTGCCTCCGAGTAATCGGGGGCAGAACTTGTATAACGGAGGGGAGGGGACTATGGACAGAAGTAGCAGATGGAAATACATAAGGAAGGTAGCATGGGGTCGGGATAGAGCCGCACGGGCTAACTGCCATATCTGTGGGATGCCTATCGACTACAGCGTTGAGCCATCCTCAACGCCAGACGCTTATGAACCAGATCATGTTATTCCTGTCTCAATGAATAAAGACTTAGAATTAGACCTTAATAACATCTTGCCATCTCACAGACGATGCAACAGGGCAAGAGGCGACGGAAAGCGCAACGGCGAGAACTCATTAGGCATGAGGTCACGCATATGGTAACTACTACAAGGGCGGCAGGGGTGGGTACGACGGGGCGGTAGAAAAGTTGACATAACGTGCCAGACGAACAG